GTAATAAGCTTGGTAATGCTTTTTACTCTAGTGGTAATAATAGTGGATCAGCAAACATGTCAGGAGATGCTAGAACTGTTACTTTAGGTAGCGCGGCTCATCACTTTCAAAAGTCTGGTAATAACAACGAAACAAAGTATAATGTTTTAACTATATTTGATAAGCAATTATCAGATTCTGAAGTAACAACACTTTATAACAGTGGTGTACCAGCAAGTCCAAGTATTGCAAGCGGTATTGGTAATTTAGTAGGTTACTATAACTTTGAGTCTGATGGTTCTGATACAAGTGGTAATGGCAACGAAACTTTTGCAATTAATGGTAACTCAAATATAGAAGCTAAATAATGAATTATTATATAGTAACGTCAGAAGTGTTTAATACACTTAATAAAGAAAACATAACGTTTATGCGTAAAAGCTTAGACGATACACAAAGAATAATAGCTACAACAGACACTGTTAGTGATCGTGTTCGTAAGTTTAACAACATAAATACTTGTTCTAATTACACTTTTACAAACCATAGTGACTGGGTAGGTGACGGCACGGGTATTGAAGTTGATGAATTAGAAGAAAACACATATATATCTGAAATAGATGACTAGTGTAATTACTCACTATTTTATGTGATATTATAAATAGAATATTAATTAAATTAAATAAAATGGCAAAAAGAAAAACACCTAAGGTTAAAGACCTTAAACCAAAAGTTAAAACATTAGAAAAAGACGAGTTAACAGCTTTGCAAAAAATAATAAGCACACTAGACTTGAGATACAATCAGTTAGGTAAAATAGAAGTTGAAAAACATGCTATTTTGCATTTTGTAGCTAGAACTCAAGATGAGCTTAAACTTATGCAGACTAAACTAGAAGATAAATACGGTGAAGACGTAGATATTGATCTTAGAACTGGAGAAATAAAAGAAAAGAATGGACAGGTTAATTCGTAAAATAAGTATAGGAAGAGATTATAAAAATGACGCCATGCACTATGCCGTTGGGCAAGAAGTGTATGGTGGTCATACCATTTGCGATATATTTGAAGAAGAAGACAAGTATTCAATATATATTAAAAAAGGTAAAGAAGTTATACCTTGGAAAGATTTTAACAAGAATATGGCTATATCTGTAGAATATAACTTAGAATATATATAATGAAAAGCATTTATGCTTTTTTAATTGAGCCTAAAGGACAAAGATATAATAATACTAAAAAAGTTGGTGACAAAGAACTAATACTAAACACAGAAGTATTTAATCATCAATTTGTAAATAGACAAGGTATTGTTAAGTCTACACCTTTAGCTTTAGAAACAAATATTAAAAAAGGTGATACTGTAATACTACATCATAATGTTTTTAGAAGATGGCATGATGTTAGAGGTGATGAAAAAAACTCTGGTAATTATTTTAATGAAAAAAATTATATAGTATATCCAGAACAAATATTTGCTTACAACGATGGTAGTGGATGGAAACCTTTAAAAGGTTATTGTTTTATTCAACCATTAAAAGAAAATAATACTTTGTATGCTAATAAAGAAAAACTTATTGGTATAGTTAAATACTCAGACGGTACGGTTAACAACGGAGATATAGTGCGTTTTAAACCTATAGGTCAATATGAGTTTGTAATAGACGGACAAAGATTATATAGAGTCAAATCAAATTTTATAACAATTAAGTATGAAAATAAAGGAAACGAAGAAGCTTATAATCCAAGCTGGGCACAGAGCGGTTGAAGAATTAATCAACGTTGCTAAAGAAAAAATTATTACTAACACAGAAGATGATGTTAGTGCTGATAGATTAAAAAATGCTGCTGCAACTAAAAAATTAGCTATATTCGATGCTTTTGAAATACTTAATAGAATCCAAGAAGAAGAAAACATACTTCAAGGTAAGACAAATGAAGATAAAAAAGTAAAAGTTTTCAAAGGATTTGCAGAAGGTAGGTCAAAATAATGTACGAACAAAACTTATTTAAAATAATTGAACCTATTAAACGTACGACTATAACTCGTATGAATAGAGGTAAAAAATGGAAATATGGATATAATAAAGAGCATGATATTATCGTTATATCAAAAAATGGTACAATTGGTGAAGTATATGAGATCCAAAATTTGCGAATTGCGTTGCCAAACTTGCCAAGGCAAGTGTACAAACATGAGCTAAATAAGTGGGTTAAATTTGATCAACCAAAAGAATTAGCAAGGCTTAAAAATATATTTGACTGGAGAGCATACCCTGAAGAATCAAAAGATCAATGGTATGATTACATAGACGAAGAGTTTAAACGTAGAGAAGAAGGTTTTTGGTTTGTAAATAATAGCAAGCCAACATATATGACAGGTACACACTATATGTACCTACAATGGAGTAAAATAGATGTAGGTGCACCTGATTTTAGAGAAGCCAATAGATTATTTTTCATATTCTGGGAAGCGTGCAAAGCCGACAAAAGATGTTACGGGATGTGCTACCTTAAAAATCGTAGGTCTGGATTTTCTTTTATGTCTTCATCAGAAGCAGTTAATCAAGCTACAATAAGTAGCGATGCTAGATTTGGTATATTATCTAAAACAGGTGCAGACGCTAAAAAAATGTTTACAGATAAAGTAGTACCTATTAGTATTAACTATCCTTTCTTTTTCAAACCAGTGCAAGATGGTATGGATAGACCAAAAACTGAATTAGCATATAGAGTTCCTGCTAGTAAGTTTACAAGAAAGAAAATAACTGCTAACGAGCAAGTAGAAGATATTGAAGGATTAGATACAACTATAGACTGGAAAAACACTGGTGATAATAGTTATGATGGTGAAAAACTAAATTTATTAGTACATGATGAAAGTGGTAAGTGGGAAAGACCTGATAACATATTAAATAACTGGCGAGTTACAAAAACATGCTTACGACTAGGTAGTAGAATTATAGGTAAGTGTATGATGGGCTCAACATCAAACGCATTAGATAAAGGTGGGGATAACTTTAAAAAACTATACAACAACTCAGATGTCACCAAAAGAAATAGAAATGGTCAGACTAAGTCTGGTCTCTACTCTTTGTTTATCCCAATGGAATGGAACTACGAAGGATTTATTGACGAACACGGACTTCCTGTATTTACTACGCCTGATTGCGATATCTCCGCACCAGACGGTGAGTTAATAGATATAGGTGTAATTGATCACTGGCAAAATGAGGTTGACGGTTTAAAATCAGATCAAGATGCTTTAAACGAATTTTATAGACAGTTTCCAAGAACTACAGAGCATGCGTTTAGAGATGAAACAAAAAATAGTATATTTAACTTAGTTAAGTTATACGAACAAATAGATTATAACGAAGGTTTAGGTAATATATTAGGTGTTACAACTGGAAGTTTTCAATGGGTTAATGGTGTAAAAGATTCAAGTGTAATGTTTTATCCAAATCCAAAAGGTAGGTTTAAAGTTAGTTGGACACCACCATCACATTTACAAAATAGTTATATTGTAAAAAATGGTTTAAAATATCCTGGTAATGAGCATATAGGAGCTTTTGGTTGTGACTCATACGATATATCAGGAACTGTTGATGGTCAAGGATCAAAAGGTGCTTTACATGGATTAACAAAGTTTAGCATGGAAGATGCGCCACCTAGTCAGTTTTTTTTAGAATATATAGCTAGACCACAAACAGCTGATATGTTTTTTGAAGACGTTTTAATGGCTTTAGTTTTTTATGGTATGCCAATGCTTG